GTCGGGCCGGTTGCTCCGGTCGGGCCGGTTGCTCCGGTCGGGCCGGTTGCCCCGGTCGGGCCGGTTGCCCCGGTCGGGCCGGTTGCCCCGGTCGGGCCGGGCGCGGTCACCATAATCGTGAAGCTCGCGGAGTCATCGAGCGACATCGGCTTTGCTTCGATGTTCACCGAGTAGCCGCCCGGATTGATGGGCCCGCTCCACGATGTGACCAAATTGTTGCCAGAAATGGAGAACGATGAGTTGCCGGATACCGTGAACGCGCACGGTATCGCAACGCCGTCGCTGTTTGTCGCAGTCAACGCGCCTACAACAGTCCCGGGCGGGGCGTTGTCGGTGACCGTCGAGTTGCTGATAGAGATGGTCATGTGGCTCTCCGCATTCGCAGTGAAGCGATTGAAGCAATCACGAGTTATTGTTTTCTGTTCTGCAGTCCGGCGAGCGCTACTGGTGCATTGCCGGCTCATAACGTCAGCGCGGCCAACAACCCCGCCCGCGCCGGCCTGATGTTGGTCGCGGTGTCACTGAAGGCCTTCAAGAGAAGATGGATCGGACAGCTCAGAGCCGCCGCGCCCGCGGCTGCTATCGCTGTCGGGGAAGATCCTCGTCCGTCGAGCCGACGGCGGTGCTGTCTTTGCTACTTCTGCGCAATTCTCGCAGCGTTCAGCGGTATCGGCCCCTGGTTTGTAAGGAACATCGGCTGATCGCCGCCTGCCACCGGATCGAGTCCGAGAATGTCGCGCGCCTCGTTCAGCGCATAGATCCCGTCCCTGACATAAATGTCGAGGGTAGCTGCCTGGTCTTTTGGGTCGGTCGGTCGAACGTCCGTCCAGGCGAATTCGAGGTCGACATGGCCCATGCGGCTTTGGATGACGTCATCGGCCAGGCGCTTGACCCAGCCCATCAGCGGGGCGAGGCCCTCTTCAAGGGCGGCTTGCTGTGCGGTCTGCGCGGTTGCTCGGTTGACTTGCGGGGTAAAGGCGGTCGGCGGCAAGGAGAAGGCATAGCAGACGATCCGTGCCAACCACTCGTCGAAATCGTCTTTGTAGGGTGCTTCTTTAAAGGCCTGGTATTTGGCGCCGCTCGGCGCCCAGACGAGCCGAGTGCGAGTGCCCGTATTGCCCGCGAGTATCGAGTCGAACCACTCCTGGAACTGCCGGATCTGTTCGGCGTTCCATCCGTCCGGCGCACTCAGCAGACCGGGCGGAACATTGCCTTCGGTGAAGTGTTGCAGTTGCATGAGTTGGCGGCGCAGTCCGATATTGACCGTGACGACGGTCTGCTCGACGGGGCTGAACCCATACGCCTTGTGCGGGCGGCGGTTGCGCGGCAGGTAGATCAGTTCGTCGCTAGTCAACAGGCGCCATGGCCGCCCGTGGATTATCTGCTCATACGCCGGCGCCGGCGGTCGCGGTCTCCGCCCGGTGTCGTCGATCAGGACCTTGATCGTCGAACCGTCAACGACGTCGAGCCCAATGATGTCGCCGCCGCGGTTTCGGCGGATCTCAAAGGCCGGTGCGTCGAGTACAAGCACATCCTCGAGCACCTCCCGAAGCCAAGTGGCAAATGGCAGCTCACCGTCAGGCTTGCGCCAGAACTCGGTCAACCATTTGATCCGCGACGGCGCGTCGGCTGCGGGGTTCTTTTGGTTGCGGGATTTGATCGTCCACTCGAGCTTTTCGATCTGGTCCTTCCGCGTCTCGATTGCGAGCCGGGTTATGTCGTGGTTTTCCGCCAGCGCGCGGAGATCGTCGAAGCCGATCGGCTCATAGGAGCGGGGCGTGTAGAGGGTGTTGTAACCGACCGGAAAATCCCAGACGCGAACCCGCTCGCGCTCGGGCGGTACCAGCGGATAGCTGGGCGAGAAGATCGCCTGGTCGGGTTGAAAGACATCCCGGAACTGAGCAAGATCGTTCTGCGCGCCCCAGACGCCCCAGCTGTAGGAGATTGGCGGCGTCCGCTTGCCGTCGACAGGTGGCATCAACTGAACTCCGTGCAGAACAGAGGCCTAAGGCGGCAGTGGGCGTCCATGCCGGATTTCACGACGACAGAGACGGCGCCGGCAGCCGGTGTCGAATAATCTCGGCCTGAGGGATCGGAAGTAGCCCGATCATTGGTAGCCGACGCAATGGTAGACGAGGGCGTCGCCGGCGGTGAACGCCCCGGTCAGCGCCACGCTCGTGGTCGATGTTGCGGCCGGGCGGATCAGGGCGTCCGCGGTTTCGTCGAAAGCCAAACATACCGGAGGATTTGGCCAGGATGAAGCAAATGTGATCGTGCACTTCCCGCCGTTGACAGCGCCGCCAACCATGACCCGCCCGGCGCTGTCGTTGCCACCGATCGACGGTGATGTCCCGCAATCGCTCGATCCCGAGCCGATGGCCGGTGTCGCCCCAGTCGTGATTTGATGCCCGAGCATGCCGAGCGTCGAGGCGCTGCGCGGTGAAATAGACACGACGCGGAAATTGCTGCCGTCGAATTGCAGAGCTAGAAATTCGTAATTCGTCGCAGCAAGCGTCACCGAGCTGGCCGCATCGCCATTCGCTCCCGCCGGATAGAGGATGCGCCCGCCCGCCGACCCGTTGGTCTGGACATTCATGGTCTTGCCGTTGTCGGTGGCAAAGGCCATAATCCAGCCGGTGCCGAGGGACGTTGTCGACGGCAAAGTAACGGTGAGAGCGCTTGCAGGCGTATTGTAGCTCGATACCGCGTTGCCGTTGTCGCTCTGCGTTGCAGCGTAGCTGCTGACTGCAGGAAAGCTCCATCTGTTGATGCCTGGAGAATAGCCGGCGATCCCGATCAAACTCGCCGTCGCAGGCGTCGTCTCGACGACGCGGAAATTGGTGCCGTCGAATTGCAGGACAAGCATCTCGTAGTTCCCGCCGGCGAGCGATGCCGACGTCATTGTCATACCGCTGCCCGGGTAGAGGATGTGGCCGCCCGAGGTGCTATTGACTTGGGCCGAAGCCGTCTTGTTGCCGTCGCTGGCGATCCCGATCATCCAGCCCATCGGAATTGCGTTGGTCGACGGCAGAGTTACTGCCATATAGGAGAGTGGGCTGTTGGCGCTCGAAATCACGTTGCCGTTGTCGGCGACGGTCGCGGTATAAGCGCTGACCGGGGGAAAGCTCCAGTGGCTGATCCCGGCGGCGCCGATCATACCGATCGACTGCGCGGTCGCCGGTGTCGTATCGACGATGCGAAAGTTGCCGCTGCCGTCATATTGCAGGACCAGGAACTCGTAGGCGGCCTGGCTGGTATTCGCCAAGGCCACAGCCGTTTGCGAGGTGCCGCTGCCGGGCCACAAGATGTGCCCACCAGACGTCCCGTTGACCTGAACCGACAGCGCCTTTGCGTGGTCCGTCGCAAAACCCATGGTCCAGCCAGTCGGCAGCGCCGTGGTCGGCGGCAGCGTCACGACGACGCCGGATGGCGAGTTATAGCTCGACAGGATGTTGCCGTTGTCACCCAGTGCGGCGGCGTATCCGGAGGTCGCCGGATAGATCCAATTGCTTGGCCAGGGCGGCGGATCGAAGCCATTCACAAGGCGAGTGTTGCGCGTCGCTGTGACGACCCTAAAATTGTTGCCGTCGAATTGCAGTAACACATATTCATAATTGCCCGATCCCAGGGTGATGGTGCCGACGCTCTTGCTGCCCGCTAGAATGGCGCCGGACGGAGCGGAGACGGTGATGCCTTTGCCGTTATCGGTGGCGAAGCCGATGGTCCAGCCGGGGTTGAGGCTGGCTGTGTCCGGAAGGGTTACGCTCATCGCGGCACCCGGCGCATTGTAGCTGGAAAAATTGAGACCATCATCGATCGCGGCGGCGGTGTAGCTGGCGACCGCCGGAAAATTCCAACGGCTGCGCGAGCCATTGCCGATCACGGTAATGCCAGTCGAGGACGGTCCATAATTTATCGTGTTGCCGGCATAATTCGGGTTGATCAGAACGTTGCCGCTGCTCGCCGTAGCATCGACTGCGGTGACGCAGTTGAAATAGGGCGAGACAAAACTGTTGAGCCCATTGTGATTAGAAGTAATCGACAGGCAGATTGGCGACACTTCCAGATCGAGAGCAAAGAAAATATTGCTGAAATTGTATCCGTTTTCGAGGAGCACGCCCCTGCCGCCGGGGCCCTCCGCCGTGCCGGCGCCGGAGATCCGTGAAAACTGCGTCTGTTCGAGGGCGAGCCCGGCCGCGCCGCCGGCCGACACGCAGACCGCGTAAATATCGCTGTCCAGCACGTAATTGAACTGACAGCCGCCAGCGCCTGCCGCAGTGCTGGCGTTGTTCACGATAAGGTGGTCGATCTTCGCCGAATTGTGCGCGTCGGAGAAATCGGTCTTACCGAACACGACGGCATAGGCGGATGTATTGGCATTGACGAAGAGGCTTCCCTCCTCCCTGAAGTAAAAGCAGCCCGCTGGGCTGCCGGCGGTGCCACCGCCGCATTCGATCTGCAGCGCCGGCCCGGCGGCGATCGCCCGCCCGTCGATAACAGCCGTCTCGGAAATCAGCCGAAAGCCTTTCGCCGACTGGCCGGCGTAGTCGATCACAATCGGCGAGGTGATTTTGTAGGTGCCCGTCGGAAACCGCACCGGCCAGTTGTTGCTGATCGCGGTCGCAATAGTCGTGTTGATTGCGATCGTATCGTCATGGCTGTCGTCGCCGGTGGCTCCGTTGCAGCGCACATCTATCCAAGGGCGCCCCGAACACATCAGGACGTCGCCTTGCAGGTTTGCAGGGCCGCTAACGTTGAGCGACGAACCATTAATCGTTTGCGCCAGTGTTGGAAGCGCGATGCCGAGCCCGAAGGCGAACGCGGCAAGCCGGAGAAGAAGTTTCACTGCTCGAGATTCTGCGCCGGAGCTCGGCGAGCCTGCCGGCCTGAGTTCGGCGCCAATACCGTTATCGCGGGCAACCGCGACGCCATACGCTGAGTAGGAATCGCCGCCGAGGCGAGCCCTATCAAGGCGGCCTACAGGGCGCCGAACCAAGAGGCGGCTGTGGGGCCAGACGCCGCGGACGCTTCGGTCAGCAACGACCTGGGCGGACCGGCCGTGTTGCAAATCTTGATCGATGTGAGCCGCCACGCTGACCGGTGTCGCCAGGCCGCCGACAACTATCGCCGGCGCAAGCACGGCCGCGTCTTTGACCAGTAGCGTCAATGACAGGCTCCTTTCAAGCGGAAGTCAGTAATTTTGCGGTATTTCCCCAGTGGAGCCGAACTCCGCCGCTGCGCCACCAGGGGCAATGCTTCCGACCAACGATTGCCGACGCTGACTGCTGAGCTGACGGTACATCTCGTAGATCCCCTCGTCGGCCATCGGCTCGACCAAGAGATCGGTCACCGCCCAAACCAGTGCATCGACCCTGTCGGGCGAATATCGGGCAGAGGGGCGATCGACATCTCCGCGGGCTGCGGGGGCAAAGCCGCACATCTGATCTTCGAGCTGCGGGAAGGAGCCGACATGATGGATGCGGCCTTGCTCGTAGAGCGCGGCCACCGGCTCGGCCCGAGCAACCTTGCCGC